AGCGCTATTGTGTAGAGTCAGATTACCTATTCTTTTCGTGAAACTTTAATTAGTATTCACAAATTGTGGCCGGATACCGTGTTAGCACGGATTTTGGCCTTAGCAGAAAAATTTAGTCTTAGCCTATATGACTATAATAATTTAGGCACTTGTAAGCAGAGAATAACACTTAAGTGAGTAAATGGATCTCTGACTGGGGGTGGAAGCCCAGTTAGCCCATTGAAAACACTTGTTTGAATCGCAACTAAAATGAGATAGCTTTTATCTCGTGTGCTTAACACGGGAGTACGCCCAGAGGGTAACGTTGCAGGTAAACCATACAACTGTAGTGTTTGTGACCGTAATGCAAGGAATTTCTAAGGATATTCCTTTGGTAGACGGTTGCCGGTACAAAATTTCAGTACCACTTTTGCAGAATGGTTTTCTTTCACGTTTTTATCAGGTAGAAGGAGCAGATCTTCAGTCTGTGATAGACAGAGATATTGAACGAGACTTAGCACAACGTTTAGCGTTGGTATGTCTCCATCCTGAAATGGAACCATATTTATCCCACGTAAGTTGGGTAAATGGATCCATGATGGTTACACAACCCGGAAGGACTTCGATATACAATTATCGAACAAACAAGATGGCCTGGTCGATGGATTGTGGGGATTATGATCTGTTTGGAGAGGCAGCATTTTCCCCGTGGGGAAGACAGCTATATCCATTGGATGTAGACTTTCTACATGCGGAAGAGATGCCGCAGGAAATACTGGGTCCTTGGGACAAGCAGATGGCATCTAAAGATATACATCTTTGTCAATGGAATGATTTTCAAGATTATTATTATGACGAGCGTGGGGTTCGCCATGAGAAAGAACAATGGATGTATTCAGAGTCGGATGATTCGGAGGACGAAGAAGAAAGTTCGGAAGAGGAGATTCAAGCCCAAGGAAGAAGCAAGATCAAAAGAGAACAAGCGTACAGACGTACGTTCACAAAGGCAGAGAAACAGAAGGGCGTCTACGAGTTTGGGCGTCACTTGGACATGAAAGATCCTGCAGCAGCAAGTGACTATTTGTACTATTTGGGACAATGGTTAAATAATTTACACTTGCCTGCAGAGAAGCAAAAATTTTTGGATTTGGTTAGGAACTGGGGTTCTAAAACTAAACCACATCGCAGAATAGCAATCCAATTGCTCGCGATGAAAGGACACAGGAGAGCAAAGATGTTTCATAATGTATTCAAAGGAAGATTGAATTTCGATTATGAAGCTTGGCTGGCTGAGAAGGAGCCTATTGAGGCACAGAGTCTGGAGATCCTCTTAGGGTTAGGAGGATTGCTGGTCTTTTTGCTCTGGATGTACAAGGAGCCATTGGAGCAAGCAGCATCCGCGGTTGGGACCGCGAAGAAAGTGATTGATGTGACCGAAAAAGTCATTTCATCCTTTAAGGAAATGTGTACAGTAGTTTGGCAATGGTTCAAGGAAGCTTGTCGACGGATTAAGTCCGCGTTTAACTTTCTAAAGGAAAAAGTCGGAGTGATTTTCAAGGGATTTTTGAAGGTAGTCACTTCACTGGTGACTTTTGAATATATCCGAACTTTATTCCCTGAAAATTTTGAAAGATTGAAGGCCTGGCTTGGGATGAAGCTAGGTTTACAGACAACGGACTTACATAGGGATGAAGGAATCAGTGCGCAAGCCGGAGGAGAAAGGAACATGCTTGAGACGATAATGGATTATCTTAGAGTTAACTTTGTGAAAATTGACCGGAAGACTTTCTGGTCTTATATGATGAGGTTACCAAAGATCGTTTCAGTGGCTAATGCGGTTCTCTGGATTTATGAGCACATTGAGAATGTGTTCTATATTTTCCTAGAGATGTGGACAGGAGAACCACATGGAAGGACGAAGTTTGAACGGGATGTTCAAGCTTTTGTCAAAGCGGTAGAGGATTTTCAATTCCACACGAAACACGATTCGAATGAGGAACTCTTTGCGATAGCGTCGTCAGTGGCGATGCTGTCCTTGGAGAATGAGAGAAGTCGTTTGGAGAAGAAGATTCGAGAGAAGAAGAGAGATATCCGTCCGCATTTTTCGGGCCTTTATCTGGCAGCAGTAGCCAGATTGGCAAGTGCGATGCAAGAATTCAAGAACCGAAGAATGTCGGCGAAACCGCGGCCCTTGCCGATATGGGTTTATATATCGGGAGAACCAGGAGTTGGAAAGACAAAAGCCATGGAGCGGTTGGGACCGCTTATTTGGCGATATGTGCGAGATCACTCAGACATCCTTGGGAAGGATGAACCATTCCACTCGGGACACGTATTTACAGTTAATCAGATGGAGGAGTACGGTGATGGGTACGCTGAACAGTTCTATGCGTACGTGGATGATTTCTTGCAGATGGAAGATCCACAGGCGAGGGCCAAGTTCGCAATGAACATGATGACCTGGATCGCACCTACACCTTGTGTGATGCGAGTGGCTGATCTGAACCAGAAGGGTTCGAAGTTTTTTACAACACGATGTATAATTTCGACGACGAACCTGAAGCCAATCAATGAGTCACGCGGCGCTGCCCCGAGAGCATTTCATGGACAGAACTTGGGATTGGTGTCCCCGGCAGCGTTAGAAAGCAGAAGAGCAATATCAGTCAAGATGATCGAGTCGAGTGATTTTGATCTCTTTGCTTTGGAATCAGGATATACGTGTGACTTTGGGGAAGTTATAACGTTGGATAATCTAGTCGCTGTAGTTGGGGAGATGATCATACAAGCAGATCGAGAGATGAAACAACCATTTGTGAGTTATTCTATTCCCAAGTATGAAGGTGGCTATGCTGGTGGACGCGTGGTCAGACGACCTCAGAAGGATCAAGAAGGACGAGAACGAGAGCAGAAGGGCAAGGAGAAGGAAGATGATGGCCAACCTGGCCCTATAGAATCAATCAAGGCCCAAGGAAGTGAAGATGATCAACTCGAATATGAATGGAAGAGACCGGTCAATCCGGCTACGTGGAATTTGTTTAGCAAGAAGAATGATTGTAAGATATTTTCACGTTTGCCGAAAGCAGTTTGGCTAGGTCTGGGACCGTCATATCTTCCCCCGCCTCCGTGGCAAGGACAAGAGTATAAAATGAGAAGGAAGAAGCTGATCAAACAGGTGACAAAGAAGGCCAACGACAATATGACAGACAGCGCACAGGGATTGCTGCGTGATTGTCTGATATGGTTGGGACCTGAAGAGTTTACATTTGTAGGGTGGATGGCTAGTTTGAAAGAGGAGAACAGACAGCTATTTTACCCAGAAGGAGACCCGTTTGATTACGAAGCTTGGAGACCTCTGGTGGACCAGATGGAACAATACTACACACCCGTGTTAGGACAACCAGAGTACGAAGGGCAAGAGAAGTTTTTTATGTATGTGTCGCGGGTGCGATCGTCCATAGTGCTTGTTATTGCCCAGAATGTAGTCATGGGGGTTGTAGCCTATATTGTTGTGAAGAAGATATTAAGCTTGATCTTTCCAAAGACAGCTTATGAAGCACAAAGTGGGTACGAGCCTCTCCAGAGACAGACAACAGCTAGGAGCCGAAGTCATCGAGCGACGACGCGAGCGAATGCTCGCATTAATCGATTGGCAACGGCTCAAGGAAGTGGCCTTGAAGACTTGCGACGGATTATTGTCGGGAATGATGATATCGTTGAAGTGCGTTTGGGGCCAAAAGGATGCTCATGGTCAGATGTAGAGAATAATCCTCCTGTATCTTGGAGTCATGTGCTATTTGTGTATGGTCGGTGCGCTCTAGTGCCGATGCATACTATTTTAATGCATGATCCAGAGAATCAGGAAGTTTTTGTCTCCCTAGTGAAGCAAACAAAGGAGCATTGTAAGCTAAGCCAGGTTGAGTATATGGGAGTCTGCCATGGAGACATTGGATTGATGCGCTTCAAGGAGGCACACGAGAGAAGAAATATTGTGGGACATTTTGCGCAAGATATGCCTACATATGGAGATATGGCCCACATTATACCTCATCCGGAGGATACAGGAAGTGACTTGTTCTATGCGCAGTCATGGTATGAACAGTTGAACCAGTTTCCGTATAAAGATTATGGGATAATCGAGACGGATTTGGTTTTTACGAAGATGCCGAACAAGGATGGAGATTGCGGAACGGTGTACGTGCATGTGCCAACCCAGAAGATAGTAGGGATACATCTTGGGGGACAAGAGAAGTCAATGATAGGACATGCAGTACGCTGGTTTGCACCAGAGTTGGAAGAGAAGAGAGAAGGATATGTCGTGGAAGAGCCCATAAAGCTCGAAGCTGCGACTGTCCCGTTCATTCCCGGTATTGTAATTGAAGGGAAGCTGCCTCCGGGCAGAGGATCCTACATACCGGAAGAAACCAAGTTTGAGCGGTCATGGTTTGATATCGATAGTTTTCCTTTACCGGAAACAAAAGATGGACCAGCTCACTTGAAGAAGGAAGGAGACAGATCACCGCTTGTGATAGCATTCTCCGCCTTTGGGAAACAATCGTGCGTGCCTGGAGATGAACCTCTCGAGGTACTTACAGATTTTCTACCCCCCCAGTTTGATCGATCAAAGTTGAGAGTGCTCACTGTATGGGAGGCGATCTTTGGGATACCACAATATCTCAAGAGTTTGGATCGTAGTACATCGTCGGGATACGTGTACAAACGATTGGGCCTCCCCCGGCAGAAGTTGTGGGGGTTTGTGGAAATGGATACGCCTTGTCAGGGCGCAGTGATACAAGAAGGAATGTGGATCCACCCGGTGCTCTTTAGGGATATTGAGCAGCGATTGGTGAAACTGAAAGCGAAAATAGTGACACCTATGATTTTTGAGTGTGTTCTCAAGGATGAGATACGCTCGGAAGCTAAAGTGTCTGCGTTTCTGACCCGCTTATTTGACTCAGGAGACATTGCAGGACTGATAATCCAACGCATGTACCTTGGGGCATTTTTTGCGGAGGCTACAAAAGATCCTACCCGATCACCAATCGGGTTGGGTATAAATCCTCACTCTAAGGAGTGGGGTGAGTTGTGGTCTTACCTCAGGCGAGGTGGACTAAACTCGGAAGTCCTAGCTGGAGATTTTTCTTATTTTGACATATCTTTAAAACATACGTTTATGAAAGATTTTGTCAGGTTAGTGAATCTCCTGAGCTGGGACCCTCTGGTGGAATATGTGCTAATGGCAAATGTGTTTGGGATTCATATTTGCGGTTCGTTGGTTTTCACACGTCCGTGGGGAACGGATAGTGGAACCTTCATAACTGCTATATATAACACTTTTGCTAATTGGAACGCTCACAAGCGGGCCTTTAGAGCACTGTATGGAACTGAGCGCTGGCCTGAGGTCAGATCAACTTTTACAGGCGACGATTCAGCATTGACCGTCCCAAGTACTTTACGGGACTATAATATGGAGTACCTTCGTCATTATTTCTGGGAGACGTATCGAATGACCTATACGTCTCCGTTGAAGACGGAGAATCTGAGTATGACTTGGGAAGATTTGATATATCTTAAAAGAAAGTTTGTACTCGGACATGCTGGGATGATGGCACCGCTAGCGGAGCGGTCCATCGCAAACATGGTGAAATGGTCCTTTGGACCTCCTACGGTGGAGGTAATGGGATCTATCTGTCAGTCAGTGCTACTGGAAGCGTGGCACTACGGAGAAGAACGATATCAAAAATTTTTGGACTGGACAGTGAAGGAATCGAAGAGGTTCAATGGGAATTGGACCCTTCTTGATTGGCAAGGGATGCGTCTAGCACGTAAGGACGATTACTAAGCCATGTCCGACCTG